ATGAATACGGACTATTAGCCGCATATTCATTTTTAGGACAAAGCTCAGCAGCTTATATTGTTAGAGCAGATGTTGATTTAACAACATTGCGTCCACAAAGCTCAGCACCAACTGGTCCTGCAGCAAACAATACATATTGGATTAACCCAAGCAAATCTAACTGGGGGCTATTTGTTTATGGCGCCAATGGTTGGGAAGCAGTTACTCCAACAGTAGAAATTACAGACGGTTCAGCACCATCGGCAGCAGTTGTTACAGGTGGATACCTAGTAGCAGTAGCAGCCAAATCTGGAACTACTGAAATCGAATACTATAAAGAAAGCGGCGGCGCATGGGTAACAGCAGCAATTAATACATTTGCACCACACTACAGTGAACCAGCTTCACCAAGTGTTGGAGACGAATGGGTTAAAACTACTACACCAGGCAGTGGCTTTAAATTAGACATATCAAAATACACAACAGCAGCAGGTTCATTTGTAGCACAACCAGTTCATTATGCAGACGATAATGCACCAGACGGAACTACAAGTGACATTTTCCAAAACGGAACATCTGCAACAGCTAGAACATTAGCTGAAGGTGATTTATGGTTAGATCACGCAACAGACGAACTTGTAATTAAAGTTTATACTTCAGGCGCATGGGCTAACTTAGTTGTAACAGCAGCGTCAACAATGCCAACAGGAACACCTGTTAACGGCACTGTATGGCATGATGGTGATATCAACGAATTAGCAATTTTTGAAGTTGCACTTGATGGTGGAACACAAAAATGGCAACGTGCAACTAACGTAGCATACGGAACAGGTGCACCAGCAGTAGGCGGTGTAGGCGATTATTGGGTCGACACTGACGAAGCAGGCTACCCAGCAATTTACCGTTCAAACGGTGCTTCATGGGTTAAGAAAGACAATGCAGACCAAACAACATCAGCAGGTGTCGTATTTGGCGATATTACAGCTAACGATACAACAGCAGGTGGTTTTGAAGGAACATTATTAGCAGGTTCTCCAGATCCATTGTTACACCCAGTTGGAACAACTGGTATTAACATGTGTCGTTCAGGTGGAACAGTTAGAATGTATAATTCAGCACTAACAACAACTTGGAAATGGCGTAACCATGCTCCAGCACAATTTGATGGATCAGGTTCATTTGGTAGACATGCTCAAAGAGCAGTTGTAGTAGCGGCAATGCAAGCAAGTGCAAGTGCTTCAGAAATACTTGAAGAAACAGTAGCATTTAGCTTAATAGCAGCTCCAGGTTATCCTGAAATGACTGACGAAATGGTAACAGTAAACAGTAACCGTAACGAAACAGGTTTTGTTATTATTGATGCTCCATTACGTGCAAACCCAACTCAAGCAGTTGATTGGGTAAAAGGCGTAGGCGTAACAGCAAATGGCGAATCAGGACTAGCTACTAAGAATACTTACAGTGCGGTTTATTATCCACATGCATTAACAACTAACCCAGCAACTGGCGACAACGTTGTTGCTCCAGCATCACACATTGCATTATATACATTTGCATACAGTGATAACGTGAGCTTCCCATGGTTTGCACCAGCAGGCTTAACACGTGGTCAAGTTCAAAATGCAGCTAATGTTGGACATTTAACAGCAGAAGGTGAATTTAAAGCAGTATCACTTACACAAGGTTCTAGAGATGCAATGTATCTATCTAAACTAAACCCAATCGCAAGATTCCCGGCAGAGGGTGTTGTAGTATTTGGACAAAAAACATTAAGTCCAAGTGCATCAGCATTAGATAGAGTTAACGTAGCAAGACTCACAGCTTATTTAAGAGAACGTTTTGCCGTAATAGCAAGACCTTTCTTGTTTGAAGCAAATGATGAAACTACAAGAACTAATGCAAAAGCAACATTTGATGGATTTATGGGTGGTGTATTACAAACTAGAGGAGTTTATGACTTCGCAGTAGTATGTGATGAAACAAACAATACTCCAGCAAGAATTGATGCTAATGAATTTTGGATTGACGTGGCAATTGAGCCAACTAAATCAGCAGAGTTCATTTACATTCCAATTAGAATTGTAAATACTGGCGAATTAAGCTAATATCTTGTATTATCTACAGTAAGATACGAATAAGGGCTACTTTTTAAAAGTAGCCTTTATTTTTTTTGTCTAATATGATAAATACAATATATAGAAAAACTTTAAAGTTTTTCTAGTAGAAGAAAAACTTATACAGTTTACAAGGAGAAAATATAATGGCTGTAACACAACAATTTGGCGTACCAGACGCAAACGGCGCCCATGCTACATTAATGCCAAAATTACAATATCGCTTTAGAGTGACATTTAGTAATCTTGGGTTGGCAACAGGTGCTAACACTAATACTACTACACAAAACGTTATTAGTGTAGGTCGTCCTTCATTAACACATGAAGAAGTAATTATTGATTCATACAACTCTAAAACTTATCTAGCAGGTAAGCATACATGGGAACCAATTACATTGGTAATGCGTGATGATATGAATTCACATGTTATTAAAGCAATTGGTAATCAATTACAAGAGCAAATGGATCACACTTCTCAAGGAGCACTTGCACCTGATCAAGCACACGCAGGTAATGTGTATAAATTCAATATGAAAATTGAAACCCTAGATGGCACAGCTAAAGCTGATCCATATGATACATGGGAATTAGCTGGATGTTACTTATCAAACGTTCAGTATGGTGATTTAAACTATGGCACAAGTGATTTAGTGCAAGTAACAGCAACTATCCGTTATGACAATGCTAGTAACAAGATAACTGGTACTAACACTGAAGCTGATACCTTATCAAAAGCAGCACCTGAATAAGCATAAGCAGTAAGATTTCAAATCTTACTGCAATTGTTTAGTTTAAGGGAGGTAACGTCAATGAGATTTAACAAAGCGTATGACCTATACAATCAAGGTCAAACAGTTGAGATTACGAAAGGTGTGCCGAGGAGCAAATACGTATTCACGGCCAGCCTTAGTCATATCGGAACAACTGGCACCGCACTTGAAACATTAAATCTAGATAAAATAGCAAGCGTTACAATGCCAGGATGGAGTTCGGCGTCAACTACATTGAACTCTTACAACCGTAAAAGAGTTGTTCAAACTAATTACGATTATTCACCAATTACACTCGTCGCGTATGATACAAGAGACCCAGCAGCCATTGAGTCTTTTCTCAAAAATTATTCAAACTATTATTACGCAGGACCAATGAATGTTAATAATCAATTAGATCATATAGCAAGCTCAAAAGGTTTTAAATTACAAGAAAGCCGTAATTTTATTAAAACATTAGACATAGTAAGAATGGGAAGTAAAACTGATATAAACAATATAACAATTTACAACCCATTCATTACTGACATACAAGCAGATAATTTAGATTATTCAGATAGCCAACTAGTTCAATACAGATTGACTTTCGTATACGAAGGCTTTGACATTAGATCTACAAATTCAGGACAGTAACTTATGCCTAAATACATGCAAGGCATATATGAGGTTTCTAATCCAGGTAAATACTTAGGTAAAAAAGCACCACGTTATAGAAGTGGATGGGAACTAGCAGTATTTCGCATGTGTGATAATCATCCAGCCGTATTGGGTTGGGGAAGTGAAACACACAGAATTCCATATAAAAATCCACTTACAGGAAAACAAACAGTTTATGTTCCTGATATACTAATGGTATATAAGGATGCAAAAGGTGGAAACCACGCAGAGATGGTTGAAATAAAACCAGCAAAGCAAACATTAGGTGAAGCTAAAACGCAAGTAGATAAAGCACAGGCAGTTGTTAATCATGCTAAATGGACAGCCGCTAAAGCATGGTGTAAGCAACAAGGAATGGGTTTTAGAGTAATAACCGAAAATCAAATTTTTAATAAACCTACTCGTTCTAAAAAGAGGAAGAAATGACAAAAAAATTAGAAGAAGAATTTAACTTACCGTCTATTGAAGAATTAATGCCAGATATTGAACCTGAGGAAGAAACAGAACCAACTGTAGAAGAAACTCAAAACGAAATAGTTAAATATAAAGATGATTTAAGCATTGCAGAACGTGCCGATGCAGCACTTCCTATGGTAACAGGAATGGAAGAGCTCGATAGAGAAATGGATGCATATGCATCAAAGGCTATGGCAACATTTGATGATTTAGTAGATTTAGGTAGAAATGTAGAAGATAGACATGCTGCACCAATATTTGATAGTGCAAGTAAAATGCTGGCAGCCGCATTACAGGCCAAACAAGCCAAAATGGACAAAAAAATGAAAATGATTGAACTACAAATGCGTCAACAACGAATACAGCAAGAAGAAAAGAAAACTGATGCATATGTAAAAGATAAACTCGGAACCGATGATGATACTGAAGAAGCAACAGGACGTATTATTGGTGATAGATCAGAGTTATTAGCTGAAATCATGACTAAAATGAAGAATGATGATAAATAGTATTATGGAGAAGACATTATGAAATCATTTACACAATATCTAGCAGAATCAGATAAGACTTGGAAATTCTGCATCAAAACAGTTCATCAATTAACAGATGAGCAATGTGATCGCATAGAGAACCACTTAATGAAATATGACTCTAAAGGACTTAGTGGTGAGAAGAAAACAATCCTACAAAGCACACCTAGAGACTTCCCTCAACACAGAGGTTATGAAGTATACATGTATGAATTTGAAACAAATAGAATCGTAACAGCAAATCAAGTTCAAAATGAAATTGGAAACATGTTAGGATTAAGAGATGGTGTGTTAAAGGTAAGAAGTGAACACGAAACAGATGTTGATATAAAAGAAGAACATTTTGAACCAGACGAAGTTCCAGCAAAAGACATGTCAGGTGATGAGTATAATGCTTCATTAATTAAAGAACTATTAAAGTTACGTAAAGAAAAGGAAAAAGGCAATGAGTGAATTAGAGAGAATATTAAAACTTGCTGGTAGCCAAGCACAGGTTGAAGAAACACCAAGCCCGGCTCCTGAAGCAACACAAAGAGAAATGAAGCCAGTGGCACAAGAAGCAGTTGGCGAATTTGCAGAACCAATTTATGATTTAATTGATATGCATTTTGAAGGCGACTGTCAACCAGTATTTGACGATTTAGTTCGTTATTTAAGTGGCGATCAAATTGAAGATTTTGTTGCAGACTTTAGACGCAACCATGATTTAAATGACATGGATGATGACATGGACGAACAATACTTAAAAGGATCAGACTACAAATGTAAAGATTGCGGCGACACAATGCATGAACCAACTACAGATTGTTCACATGATTCACATGATGAAAAAGGTGACTGGTGGGTTGACAAAGACGGCAACGGTGTTCCAGATTCATTAGAAGAAGCGCCAAACGAAGGCAATGAATTCTCAGGCGAATTAGCAAAAGCTAAAGCGGCCAATAAGAAAGAATTTGAAGTTGACGGCAAAAAATACAAAGTAGAATCTGAAGAAGCAGATACTGACGCAGAAGAGCTTGAAGAAGAAGTTGAAGAGCTTGAAGAAGTAGCAGTAGCCGAAAACGATAAAGAAGAATTAGAAGAATCTCCAACAATGGATACTACACAGTTAGTTGTTATGATGAAAAACGCAGGTTTATCAGAAGATGCAATTAATGAAAAATTAAACGAATGGGCAAACACACCAGAGGGTGCAGCTGAACAAGAAGCTACATCACACGGTGAACCATACGAAAACTTTGCACAAAGCGTTAACCTAAGTTTGAAAAAATACTTAGATGCTGAAAGCATGAAAGTAGGAATCAAAGAACATACAGTAGAAGATCTTAAAGAAGCCTACAAAGCTAAAAAAGAAAAATAAAAGTTAACTTCCCTCAGGTGAATAACACAACGGTGTAGTTTTAATTAACTACGCCGTTTTTCTTGACTAAATAGTATTATGAGTGCAGATACAAAATTAACCAAAACCCCATATCAAACAGAAAAATTTACAGAAGAAGACTTATTGGAGTTGGCCAAGTGTGCTGAAGATCCAAAATACTTTATGATAAATCATTGCTGGATTCAACACCCAACTAAAGGTCGTGTAAAATTTGAACTGTTTGAATATCAAAAAGAACTTGTAGACTGTTATCATGACAATAGATACAGTATTGCATTGGTAAGTAGACAAATGGGTAAATCAACAGCGGCAGCAGGATACCTATTATGGTATGCTATGTTTGTTCCTGATCAAACTATTCTTATAGCGGCACACAAATATAGTGGTGCTAGTGAAATTATGCAACGTATACGTTTTGCATACGAAACACTTCCAGATTTTATACGTGCAGGTGTAACAAGCTACAACAAAGGTAGTTTAGAGTTTGATAATGGATCACGTATTATTGCACAGTCAACAACAGAAAATACTGGACGTGGTTTGTCTATATCATTAGCATACTTAGACGAATTTGCATTTGTGCGTCCTAACATAGCCAAAGAATTCTGGACAGCACTATCTCCAACATTATCAACTGGTGGTAAATGTATTATTACAAGCACACCAAACCAAGATGATGACCAATTTGCACAAATTTATAGAGAGGCAGACAAAGCCCAAGATGAATTTGGAAACAATACAGAAACAGGATTAGGTAAAAATGGATTCAAAGCCTTTAATGCTGATTGGAAATACCATCCAGACAGAGATGAAGAATGGGCAGAAGAAGAGCGTAATAAAATTGGCGAAGAACGTTTTAGACGTGAACATTTAAATGAATTTATTGCGTTTGACGAAACACTTATTGACAGTATTAAACTATCTCTAATGGAAACAAAAGAACCATATGCTAAAATGGGGCAAGTGCGTTGGTATAGGCCTATACGCAAAGACAAGATATATATGACAGCATTAGATCCTAGTTTGGGAACAGGTGGTGATTCGGCTGCTATACAAGTGTATGAAATGCCAGGAATGAAACAAGTAGCAGAATGGCAACATAATAAAACAACAGTTCAAGGGCAGATTAAAATACTACGTGAAATACTGATGTATATAGAAACTGAAACAGATGGCGAAGCAGAACAATATTATAGTGTAGAAAACAATACATTAGGCGAAGCCGCATTAGTTGTTATATCAGAAACAGGAGAAGAATTCTTTCCAGGCACATTTTTAAGCGAAACAAAACGACATGGCAATGCACGTAAGTTTAGAAAAGGATTTACAACTACACATAAAAGTAAGATTACTGCATGTAGTAAACTAAAACATTGGGTAGAAACAGATAAGTTAGAAGTAGCAAGTAAAAATTTACTAGGTGAAATGAAAGTTTTTATTGCACGTGGTAATAGCTATGCCGCAAAAGAAGGCGAACACGATGACCTAGTAATGTCATTAATATTAATAGTGCGTATGGCACAAGAAATTGTTAACTACGAAGAAGCAGCATTTGAATACCTAGTAGATGACGATGATGACGATTTTATGCAGCCTATGCCTTTTAGTATGTTGTAATTTTTACGTTTTGGCATAAATAGTATAAAGAGGAACACAATGAATAAAGTTGCAGAAGAAATATTTAATATTATAAAAGGCGCCAATTACGATGTGGTGTTATTTACTGACGCTGGCGAAAAAACACTAGATTCAGCAGAAGCAACAAGATTTTATGTTAAACAACATGATATGATGGTTTCATTACGTTCAGAAGATAACAAGTTAGAATTACTGGTTCAAGTAGGATCAGATTTTGACATTAACACAAATAAGCCACTATTAAATAGTTTTAAAAGTGCGGTGCATAAACAAATGGGTGAATATACAGTGAAAAGATTTGATAAAAACATAGAACCAAAAGACTTCTCGCATCAAAGTGTTACTGAAGGATTCAGTAGAGCATTTGGTAGCGTAAAAACAAGTTACATACAATTAGAAAACGCAAGATTAATTATTAAGCACAGTAAAGGTGTTAATGAAGAAAAGCGTGGAGCAAGAAGCAGAAATATACACAGTCTGTTTATTGAAAATGCAAATAAAGAACAAACAAGATTCCCATACAAATATATGGCAGGCGCTAAAGCTATGGCCATGCATGTTAACCATGGTGGAACATTTGAAGATGCTAAAGGCACAGGCATTATGAATATGTGCAAAGAAGCAACAGAAATGGCACAGTTCCTTACACATGTAAGAACAAACAAACTAGTTAACGAAGGCAATGCTAACGTAGTTGAAACTATCAAATCGCAACTAAAAAGCATTAAAGAAACAGTAAAAGGTCTACAAACACTAAGAGGCTATAATAGTTACCAAACAAAAGAAATAGTAGAAACTGAAGAAAATTCGGTTGACATATCTGATAAGTTCTTGTATAATACATTTGAGACTGTAGACATGAATGAAGTCCTTTCTACGGTATCTCGCATTTTTAACGAACGTGAGGGTAAAGATACTATGCATGATAAACTATTAAATGATACAATGGCTATAATCAAATCCGGTGATGATCTTAAATTAAATATTGACGCAAACGATCCAGATAACCCTAATAACGAAGATCCAGTAAAATGGAGCGGCGGTATGGGCCCACTTGCTAAGTTAAGTGCAATGTTATCTTATATTGGTATGACAACTAAGAACGATGAATTATTTAATGTGTTAACACAGATGAGTAATGATGTTCATGATATGAAAACTAATAATACAATGTTAGCGGCAAAAATTGCTAACTTCTTGTATAAAAAGGGATCAGCAACAAAAATGGAAGTAGCTGTAACAACAGAAGAATCTATTACAGATTCTGTAATTGCAGAACTTCGTAAAAGAATTTCCTAAAATAATTGGGAATAGTGCTTGACAGTAAGCACTTAAAGTAGTATACTGTATAGGCTAACAAAGGCAAAACAACTGTATGCAAGTGAATTGTATACTTTATAAAACTAATAAAGGCTATCATAGGCTAACAAAGGAGAAATACTATGGCAACATTAGCAGAAATCCGTGCAAAACTACAAGCACAGGAAAACAAAGGCCCCAAAGGCGGGCAACAAGGCGGCGACAACGCCATCTTTGCACATTGGAACATTGCAGAAGGTTCAAGTGCAACACTAAGATTCCTACCAGACGCAGATGAATCAAATACGTTCTTTTGGAAAGAACGTCAAATGATCCGTTTGAGCTTTCCAGGAGTCAAAGGCCAAGACGAGAACAAACCAGTAATGGTTCAAGTTCCTTGTGTTGAAATGTGGGGCGAGCAATGTCCTGTTCACGCAGAAATTCGTCCTTGGTTTAAAGATCCAGCTTTAGAAGATACTGCTCGTAAGTATTGGAAAAAGCGTTCTTATATTTTTCAAGGTTTTGTTACACAAAACGATTCACCAGAAGACAACACACCAGAGAATCCTATTCGTAGGTTTGTTATCTCACCTCAAATTTATAAAATCATTAGTGCAGCACTAATGGATCCAGAGTTTGAAGAGATTCCTACAGACTATGAAGCAGGAACTGACTTTAAAGTAGTCAAATCTAGCAAAGGTGGATATGCAGATTATAGCACATCTAATTGGAGCAGACGTTCACGTAGTTTAGATCAAACAGAGCGTGATGGAATTGCAGCAAATGGATTGCATAATCTAAATGACTTCTTACCTAAGAAGCCAGATGCAGATCATTTAAACGCTATCTTTGAAATGTTTGAAGCAAGTGTAAATGGTGAACTTTATGATGTAGACCGCTTTGGAGCGTTTTATCGTCCATACGGTGTAGACGCACCAACAAGTGCACCTAAGGTTGCACCAGCACCAGCGGAACAAGTTGCGGCACCTGTGGCACCTGCACCAGCAGTTGAAACAGCACCAGCGGCACCTGTTGCAGAAGCGGCACCAGTAACACCTCCACCAGCACCAGCACCTGCACCAGCAGCTGCAACAGCAGGCGAGGCGGCACCGAGTGCAGAAGACATTCTTGCAGCGATTCGTAATCGTAAGTAAATAACAAAACTTGGGCATGCACAAGCATGTCCAAGTTTCTTAGATTGGAGATATAAATGGCAAAACCTTTTGACGTAAGCAAATTCCGTAAAAGTATTACTAAAGCGGTGCCCGGACTAAGTGTCGGGTTTAATGATCCAGATACATGGATCTCAACAGGCAACTACACACTAAACAAATTAATCAGTAACGACTTTAACAAAGGTATTCCTTTGGGTAAAGTAACTGTTCTTGCAGGAGAATCAGGCGCAGGTAAAAGTTATATTGCGGCAGGTAATGTAGTTAAGGCAGCACAAGACCAAGGTATCTTTGTAGTGCTAATTGATAGTGAAAATGCACTTGATGAAAAGTGGCTACATGCACTTGAAGTAGATACTGCCGAAGATAAACTACTAAAACTAAACATGAGTATGATTGATGATGTCGCTCGAACTGTAAGTGACTTTATGAAAGATTACAAGGCAGAATATGCAGAAAAAGAAAAAGAAGAACGACCTAAGGTGTTGTTTGTTGTAGATTCTTTGGGTATGTTACTAACACCTACTGATGTTGATCAGTTTCAAAAAGGTGACATGAAAGGTGATATGGGTCGTAAGCCTAAAGCACTAACTTCATTAGTTCGTAACACAGTTAACATGTTTGGTGAGTTTAACGTTGGTATGTTATGCACAAATCACACATATGCATCACAAGATATGTTTGATCCAGATGATAAGATCTCAGGTGGTCAAGGCTTTATCTATGCAAGTAGTATTGTTATTGCAATGCGTAAACTTAAACTAAAAGTTGATGCAGACGGTAACAAAACATCACAAGTATTTGGTATTAGAGCAGCATGTAAAGTAATGAAAACACGTTATGCAAAACCATTTGAAAGTGTGCAAGTTGAAATTCCATATGAAACAGGTATGAGTCCATACAGTGGCTTAACTGAATTCTTTGAAGCAAAAGATGTTCTTAAGAAAAGTGGAAACAGTTTAGAATACATTAGCCCGGTAACAGGTGAAGTAATTAAAATGTTCCGTAAACCTTGGAATGCTAACAAAGACGGTGCATTAGAACTTGTAATGCAAGAGTGGGATATGCAACCAGATCACATAAAAGATAGTGATGGCGAACAAACTGACCAGGAGGTTATTAATGAATCTGAGTGATAACGATTTAGAGTTATTCTTACAAATTTTCGATAAAGCACTAGCACACATACCAGATAAAAATAAAGAAAAGTTTGCAGAAGACTATATCTTTACTTTAGATGATTATGG